CTAACTCGTAATTAGTTGAGTTTCTTTCACTAATAAAATCATTAGCCCCACTTATAATATCTAAATTAGAGATAACATTACTATCTAATCGTATTTCAGTTCTATCTGAACTAATTTCTGATATAAAATATTTGTTTGTAAATGATGAATTAAGTAATGGAGTAATAAAGTTATAAACTGTGTAGTACTGTCCTTCATCAAAACCTAATGATAATAAATCATTTTGAGGATCAATAGTTACATCTTCGTCTAGTAATGTATAATTTATAAAATTATAATCTGACGTAATGACATTTTGATTAGCATCTAATACATGGTATTCTATTGTATTAAAACTAGATGAAAAAAGAATATCATTAATAGTAAAACTTGAAATTAATCCACTATCTGATTCCTGGTAGTTTTGAAATTCAAAATTATCTGCGTTAACAGGTTGTATATTAACTATAGTATTATCTGCCATTTGTAATTGAACCTATTATTTGTTGTTGTAATGCTAAATTTTCTTCTCGTAAAGCAGTTATTTCATCTAAAAGTGCTTGAGCAGTATCATCTATAAATTGAAAATTTATATATTCACTACTTTGTTTAACTAAATATTCATGTGAATTAGTTTCACCGGTTTTAGGAATATCAAAAAATAAAGTTTGATAATCATTAAAAAATGCAGCCACTTGATCTTCTGGGGTGAGAGATGAAGTAACAGGGGGAGGAGGTACTAATTGAGTAAAAGAATTATCTATTACGTTATCGTATTGTCTTCTCTCGTAAACTGTTTTATTTAAATTTAGTTTATCCATTAATAACTTTAAAATAATAATTATCGTCTAAAATTAATGTTTCTCCATTAATCAAGGTTTTAACTAAAAATTTATAATATCTTTCTGGTTCTAAGCCGTTCATATAAATCGTAAAATAATTACCTTGGCTATCTGCGCTTATTTTAGTATAAGTTGTATCAAAGTCAATTACAAATTCATTTGTATCTAAATCTTTTACAGCATAATAAGATGCTGTTGGTAAATAATAATTTTGAATATAAAATGAACTAGTTTGGAATGTACGAACTGGGTATTGAGGGCGCACGTCTAATCTAAATTTTTCAATACTATCCTTTTCAAAAAATCCTTTATTATTAGGAAAAGTAGCTACTATTTGAGATGAAGTTATAAATGTTAATCCACTAGAACCAGTATTAAATGTATAATCATTCCATCTAAATTCTAACTGTGGAGGGTAAATGGTATGAGTGTCTACAGAAAATAAAGACATATCTGGTTCTATAGAACCACTTTGGTTATATTCTATACTTGAACTCCATTTTAAAATAACTCCATAATTAGCTATACTACTTGAATACCAAGATTTAACTATGTCTGTAATATTTGAATCAATATCTTTAGTAGATCTAGTACTAAATGATTGAGTAACTTCATATTTTAATCCTAAAGCAGAACCAGTATACCAAACCCCTCCTCCTGGATTTGAAGATTGAAATGAAGCAGTTATATATGCTCCAAACGAAGCTGTAGTCCAACGAGTACCACCATTAAATGTAGCCCAAGTCCAACTAGCACCATCTTCTAAAGCCGGAGAATAATCAGATTTGCCTAAACCATTTGTCCAATCTTGGGCCAATGGATATATATATAAAATTGTATCTGTGGTAATTCCTTTAGTATTAGCATTAAATACTCTAAGATTTGCTTGCCATTGAGAATTACTAACTGTAGTGTTTAACACATCTGCTATTTCAGCTGAGTCAAAAGCTATTAATGTTCTAGCTACTTCAGCGGCTGAGATAAAAATAGGATCTGTATAACTTGTTCTATTATATATTTCTAAAATTGGGTCTAACCCAGCATTTGTATCCGGGTTTAGAGAATATAATGTAGTGTCTTTGTTTGGGAATATTTTATAGATTGCCATTTTATTTTATTATAATGATACTACACGTCCTTGAATATCTGAGTTAGGGTATCTAACTTCAAAAATAGATGGATCTAAAGAAGGATAAATAGTATTGTTATATGTAGCTCCTTTAATATCGTATCCATATTGAGAATACCCTAAACTTATACCTGTTTTGTTTATTATATCAACATTTTTAACAGTTTGAACACCTTCAATTTTATCTAAAAGAATATAAATATCTCTTAAAATAATAGGTTGGTTAATTTGCCATTTATCTATAGCAAAATAATCTCGTAAAGATGCAATACAATTATTTAATACATCTGTACTGCTATAATCAGGAAGTATTATAATTTCAAAATTAACTCCTATATTGATTATAAATCCATCTTTAATTCTAATAGAATCACCTATTACTCTATATTGAGATAAATATGTTGATAAATTTTGTTTTAATGTACTAGATGCTATATTAAGATTTTTATTAACATTGTATGTTAGTACATATAAATCTAATGTAGAAGGAATTTCACCTACTTGAACATTTTCAAGTTTAGTAGGTTCAATATATGCTTTAGCAACCATACCATATTGTGGGGGCATGCTTAATGCTCTAATTAAATAATCGTCTTGGGTTACTGTTCTTAATTGAGTACTATAATTAGATAATGTGTTTTGCCTTATTTGTTCTAATGTATCTCCGTCTCCACCACCACTAGCAGCTTCTAAATTATTAACCGCTAAAGAAGAAAACACAGTATTAGCAGTTGTTTGATTTAAATTATTTTTCAAAAATTGTACAGTACCTGCTAGTTGTGTTAATGTATTAGAAAGAGCATTAGCAGTAGCACTTCCTCCTGTTAAATATCTAACTGTTAAAGTAGTATTTGATGGTGCAATACCATAAGTATTTGTAAATATAAAGTTTGTAGGACTATAAGCAGTTGTTAATTTACTTTGACCATAAGGTAAACCTAAACCAACATTGTCTGAGTTTGGTACTATTTCTTCATCTGAAACAGATGTTGTACCGGCTCCAAATTGGATTTGTAGTGATCCTGAGTTTACGAATCTTGTAGCAAAACGTCTTTGTACTTTTTCTAGTTTAAGTAAGTATGGAGCATCACCAACATTTTGAAAATTGTTAGGATCGTTTGGGTTAGTATTTTTTATAGAGGTATAAACAACATCTTGGGCTAAATGATCTACTTCATACCATTTATTTCCTTCACTATCAGTAACATCTAATATACCTATAATTCTATCAGCATTTATATTTACAGTTGGAAATTGTTGAGGTGTACCAAATGTAAATGTTGTACTGTTAATAGTAGCAGATATAGCCTCTACTTCTTTTCTAAGTAAGTAAAATGTTGGGTTACCAGAGGATATTTGATATACTGTTATTTCTGTAGGGTCTGTAGAACTAGATACAGTAAAATCTACGTCGTCTTGAGTTAGAAATGGAACCCCATTTACTAATGTAGATGTTACAGTAGCATTTTTGTTAATTTTTAAAGCATAATCAAAATCTGGGATGTATGTACTTCCACTTAACTTAGAAGGTACTAATTGATAAACCGACAATGGTGTAGTAGCTGCTGCTGTTACTTTAGGTTTATAATTAAACATATATGCTAGTTCAAATATGTTATTTAATTGTCTAGCATATTGTAAATAAGTTTCTTGTACTTGATTATCTAAATAAAATGATAAAACATCTCCAACGTACGCAGCCATTTCCATAACCATCATACCCGGAGAAGCAGGACTAAAGTCACTATATGTGGTTGGAAAATACGTTCTAGTATAGTCTATCAGATTTGTTCTAAATGAACTAAAATCTCTATTTAAATATTTTATATCTTTTTTTTCAGCCATTTTAGAATGTAATTTCTATTTTATCAGATATAGCAGTGTTGGGAATATTATATGTTAATTTAACAGTTACAACATTAATATCTGGGAGTGAGTCTACTTGTAAGTCTTCTACTTCTATATTTGTAAAATATAAGTTTATTTTATTTTGAATATCGTCTCTTAAAAATGATAAATTATCATTAGATATTTGTTCAAATATAAATGCTTTTAAATTAGCACCAAAATTATTATTCAAATAACGTTCGTATTGATTTGTTAAAAAATAATTCAATAAATTAGACTTAATAGCATCTTTAGTTAGATAAGTTGAATTAAAAACTGCATTTCCATTAAAAGGTAATCCTATACCTACTGCTACGCTAGGTTTTGTATCTATGGGGTATATTTTTCTAGCATTAAAAGCCATTATTTCTTACCTATTAGTCCCATTATTTGATCTAAACCTAATTGCCCACCAGGCAATGAACTGCCTTCAGACATTGTATTTACAGGTCCATTAACTTGAAAATCACCAGCAAAACCCGAAGATGGACCTTGAGCCATTTCACCTAGTATATCCATATATGCCTTTTTAGTATCTATGGCTGGTTTAGGTGCTTGA